TCATAAGGATTTCCGGAAAGATCTACTATATTGTAAATAGTATACTTGAAGGATACGTCTGCTGTAAAGTATTGAACATCGGTTGCAGTGGCATCAAAGGATAGTGTTGAAATTGAATATGGAAATAGATCTTTAAAAATTATTTGAAAATTTGGAATTAAACTACTTGTCAATATTTGAAGAGTACCATCAGAATAAATGTCCATTCCACTTTGAGTATATCTTGCATTAATGAATCCATCATTCTGTAATTTATAAATCTCATCTAAATTTTCTGGATATCCAAGACCACGAATCCATTTTTGAATTTCCATGTAATTTTCAAGATTCTCATCCACAAGAAATCTGAGATTTAAATCTCCAAAAATTATCTTATCTCCCGGTTGATCAATATCCTTTAAGTATGTTGGTTGAACTGCAATACCAAGATTTAAATCTGGAATATTTGCTTCATTGCAGAAAAATGCAACCTTGGGACTTCTTTTTAATAGAAATTTAAACCCTGTAGGTGACAAAAAATTTCTATTCTCAATTTGTGTTGCCATTGTTTTTTTAAATATTTAGATAAAAAAAGGGGACCCTTTCGGATCCCCTTGAGAACTTTTGTGAGAAAGACTCACATTAGGTTCTTAACAGCAACACGTCTGTAGTAACGGTTTGCGTTAACTTGCATTCTGCCGAGACCCTGAGTGGTTCCTTCTGCGAATGGGTTTGCAACCAGACCATATCTGGTTTTAAATCCAATCTTGGGTTGGAAGGAGTTCTCACCAACGGCACGAACCATTTGGAGAGGAACATAAGGGCAGTAGAAGATACCAGCGTCATAAGGTGAACCACCTTTATAACCAACAACATAATACTGGTTACCTGGAGTTGTGTTACCCGTGGTCAGGTTAGCAGAATATGGGTCGATGTAGACGCGGAATTTGCCCATCAGAGTACCAGCAAAAGTATTGCCAGTATCATCAACGTTGAGGTTAGCGTTGAGTGCAGGGGTGTAATCAAGAACACCAGCCATAGTCAATGCTGAAGCAACGTCAGCAGAGCACATGATGATGTTGCCCTTTCCACGACGAGTTCTTTGTGCGATTGCGTTAGCATCACGCTCGATTTGGAAAAGAAGACCCTTGAACTTCTCAACTGACCAACGACCGTTGGAATCAACGTCGAGGTCGAATACACCAGCAGTAGCGGTGTTTTGAACTGCACCTTGCTCAGCAACCTTATAGATGGTACGGATGACTTCGCGGTTGATTTCAGCAAGAATCTCTGTTGAGAGAATGTTTGCCAATTCCGCTTCAGCATTCAGACCGTGGATTGCCTTGAGGTCTTGTGCGAGTTCTAGCGAATACTCAGCCTTGAGTGCTCGTGACTTTGCAGTAACCGTAACCTTCTCGATTGAGAAAGCCATTTGGTTGAACTGGTCGCCATTTACACCATCACCAAGTGCTTCTGCATCACCAGTCTGCATTCCGTTACCAACGTTGTATGCTAACTGATCTCCAGCGCCGCCAACGGGGTTAAGAACTGATGGGTTGGTCCCTGCTTGAGCAGTAGTACCAATACCTGCGTTGGTGCTACCAAATCCAACGTTATCAAACGCTGAGTTTTGTCCAGAGAATGCAGAATCAACTTCGTTGAAGAATGCTTCGTTACCGCTCTGGTTGGTGTAGCGTGAACGCATTGCGAAGATGAGTCCAGTAGGACCACTCATTGGTTGAACGCCAGCGAGGTCATATGCGACCAGGTTAGGCATTGAACGTCTGATCAAGGAGATCAGAACTGGATCGAAACCTGCGGTAGGACCACCAGCAGCAGAACCACCAGTGAAACCACCAGTACCAGTTGCGTTGGTTGGTGCTTCCATCAGGTTGATACCTGAATCAAATGCTGCTGATTCTCTGAGGAATTTTTCTTGGTTTTCTAGCAGGACAGCGGTTACCGCTCTACGATGGGAATCTCTGATTGGATCAAGACCCTCATAATTGAGGAGAGGTGCCCACTTTTCCTGCAGATGCTCGGATTGGAACATTTGCTTTTACCTTTTTAAGTGAATGTTTGTGTTTGATTAAATGTTAAATTCAATTATTTGCCAAATGCTGAAAGAGTTCTCAGATAAGCAGCCATTGAACTTGAGTGTGACTCATGTGCAACTTCTACTCCTTCTGAAAGGGTCTCAGTCTTTGCAGATGGAGATACTGTTCTTGAGAAGTATGACTCCTTCAAGATCTCCAGTTTCTCACGATATTCTTCTTCACTTTCAAACTCAACACTTTCGGCAAGTGAAGCGAGCTTCTCTTTCTGAGTGGAAGCAAGTCCCTCAGAAACCTGATCTAAGATTCCATCAGCAACCGACTCTGCGAGACGCTTGTTAAGGGAAACGTTTTTCTCAATCTGCTCGTTGAGTTTTGTCTCCATATCATCAAGTTTTACTACCATACTCTCAAGTACATCATACTTATCTTCAGGGATTGTTACATAATGTTCTTCAAAAAGACCTTTCATTCCTTCAAGGAATGATTCGGTCATTTCGGTCTTGAGACCGCCTTCAATTGCGAGTGCGTTCTCAGCGAACCACTCATCAGATACATACTCAAGGTATGCATCTACACGTTCGGAAAGTTCAACCTTGATTTCTTCAACTTCCTCGGCAAGTGCTTCGGAATATTGAACTTCAAGTGCTTCCTTGATTTCGCTAACTTTAGATTTCAGGGCAGCTTCAAAGATTGTCTTTGCCTTTGCCTTGAATTGTTCGGAGAGTTCTTCTCCACCAAGAAGAGCATTTACATCATCTTCAATTTGGAAGGATTCTTCCATCTCCTCTTCTTCTCCATCCTCTTCCTTATCTTTCTTGGAAGATTTTTTCTTTCCACCTTTTTCATCCTCATCTTCACCTTCTTCATCATCTTCTTTTGCTTCTAGAAGAGATTCATCTTCATCATAATCAGCATCTTCCTTCTTAAGACTCTTCATAGAATCAGCAGCCTTAGCACCTTTATTTACAACATCTCTGACTTGCTTGAGTGTTGCACCAGGTGTCTTTAACTTTGCCGAGTCATCATCTGGCTTATAGTTTTCTGGGGTAGGACCTCCAAGGTCTTCCCAACTACCAGTTTGTCCAGCGACAGCACCGCCAGCTAACTTTGGCATAGAATCTGCTGCTTTCGCATTCGCATTCACAGCAGTTCTGGATTGCTTAGTGCCCACTTCCATTTCTTGTAGATCTCCACGAGACATTTGAACTCTCCGATTTACCTGTATTAAATCTATATTTATTTATAATTTAAAGATTTGCGAGAAAATCATTGAACAAATCTAATTTTTGTTCATCAAGTTTCTTTTGGTCTACAAGAGTGTTAATTCTTGCATAAGTCTTGGTTGCATACTTCTCACGAAGAACACCACCATCCCAGACCCATTCCTTACCTTCCATAATCCCTTCAACAAATGCATCAGGGGCAGAAGGGTCTGCAACAATATCAGCAGCAGTAGCGAGCATAAAGTCTTCACCGACGACATTAATTCCTTCTCTTGTCAGTTTTAAGGAACCAATACCACGAGATGAAACACCAAGTTTTACACCTTCACTAATGAGTGATTCTGCAATCTTACCCATAGGAGTAGAAAGGATTTTTGCCTTACCAATAAAGTTTGAACCACTTTCTCTCAAAGAAACAATCTTGTGAGAAACTCTATCAAGATTGACGGTAGGACCATCTGGATGTCCTAGTTCTCCAAGAGCTCTTCCTGCAAGAATGTGATTTTCACTATATCTTTGAACTTCACGACGAAGAGTTTCCATAGGATACATACGACCATTACGGTTTCTGATGTTTCCTTGTAGAAAAACACCTTCAATATAGAGTGACTTTTTACCGTTGCGATTTTCAACGATAAATTCTACTTGTTCTATCTCTTCTCTGATGAGTTTCATTGTTATGCTTGATTGGTAATTTGAACTTGTTGATAATAAAGTGCTCCACCACCACCTGCTCCAAAAGCAGCAATCTTTTGAGAAATAACTGCGGTAGCATCAGTTGGTGCAAAAGCAGTCAAAATTCCACTTGAATTATAGCTTACGGTAATTCTGCCTTGGAAATATCCATTTACACCTGAAGTTGTATCTACTGATGCAACTT